ATAGAGTGGAATACATCCCACCTTCAACCTACCTTGGTGCCCAGTATATGGACACCAGGAGTCCTTACGGCGATGGTCCGTGGTATTTGCTTGGTACTAAGTATTACACTGTACCAGCTAACACGTACCTGAGTGAGTGGAAGACCTGCCTGGATGAACTTCATCCCGGCCCGCCTTGGCGGACTGGAGGTCCCTTAGATATATGGGAACTCAAGACTGATCGCCACATACTCAAATCCTCCCAGGATTTACTTGTCCGAGGAGGCCGTTATCGCTACGTCGGAGGGTTCGTTTGTCAACAAAGCCCTGCGAAGTGGACTGACTACAACGCTAGCCTCTTTGGTGAGGCTGGTGAAAGTAGTTATGGTGATACTTCATCATACGGCGCTACCGGGTGGAATCGTTTCCGACCTGGTAAACCAACTGCAGACAGTGCGGTATTTCTCGCTGAGTTGCGAGAGGTCCCACGCATGTTTATGCAGACGGCCCTAGGCTTTCGCAATTTATGGAGAGCCATGGGCGGCAGCAAGACGGGCTTCGGCCCGAAATCTGTTGCCGACCATTGGGTCAACACCCAATTCGGGTGGTCACCTTTTCTCAACGATCTGCGTAAGTTTTGGTATACTACGCAAAATCTCGATAAGCGCATAGCGCAATTACAACGAGACAATGGTCAATGGAAAAAGTGTGGCGGCGTCGTAAAGTCTGAGGAGGAGGAGCAGGTGGTCGCGTCCAGTGCTACTGTGACTGGGCACAACCCCATATTGCTATCTTACTTCTACAGACTGTCCGGCATCACGGGATCATACGAGGCCGTCCGTAAGGACAGCTTTAACGTATGGTTTAGTGGTAGGTTCAGGTATTGGATTCCGAATATATTGAAAACGGATCCTAACTGGCGGTTCAATGCCGCAGTCCATTTGTTTGGACTAAAACCTTCACCATCCGTGTTGTGGGAGATCATGCCCTGGTCGTGGTTGATAGACTGGTGCTCTAATGTTGGCGATGTTATCGACAACCTTTCGGCACGAGCCCTTGATAACCTTGCGGCCAAATACGCCTACGTCATGGGGACAAAGAAGCAAGAAGTTACTCTTACTTCTGTTGCTGATTTTTACAACGGTCCTCAGACGGAAACTTGGAGCGGCACCTTTACAAGGAAGCTGCGTCAAGAGGCGAGTCCATTCGGGTTTGATCTGTCGAGCGATATGTTCTCTGCTCGACAATGGTCCATCCTAGCGGCTTTGGGCATTTCTAGGTCCTTTGTCCGTTAGGTTCCATTACACCTGTGGGGTCTGTAACCAACATTGTTGAATGATAACCAGCAATGTAGGATCCTGCTCAACTATCGTAGCTCAAGGAGGACAGCCATATGGCTTTCACCGATCCACAAACTTTGACAGTAGATTCAACACCTCATACCCTGGCACTTGTAAAAAGTGATGGGTACCGCTCAGAATACCTCGAATCCACCGAGGACTTTATGATGACTATTAGTCACCAGGAGTCCAAAGGTAGGACAAGGCGTATGGTCCGCGTTGACAACAGAGTTGTTGCCGCAGACCCTCTTACCTCGGTAAACGAGTATAAGAGTCTGGGTGTCTACCTTGTTATTGACGAACCCGAATATGGGTTTGACGACGACGAGATAGATGATGTGGTCCAGGGTTTACTCACCTGGCTTACGACTGCAAACGTTCTGAAGGTTTGTGGTAACGAACATTAAAGTTCGCCCATAACCCTCATTGCGTGGCTGAGGGGTCTGAAAGGGCCCCTTCGCCACAGTCGTATGACTGTCTCAGTTAGGATAACCCAATAGTGGGTCGTCCTGGTGGGAGCATGGCTGGAATGTCGACCTCCAGCTAGGAGGCTACATGAAAAGCCACGCAAGTGTTCTTTTGGAGCTGGCAACATGCGTCTATCATGACGCAGTTGCTAAGTGCACCGACGTTTTACTCGATGTACGCGACTTATTAACCTTTAAATCGCGAGTTGAACATGAAGGGCTATCGTTTTTGACGATTACTCTTCCAACCTTAGGTCAGGACCTCGAAAAGGCCTTGGCTCAGGGCTGTATTGACTCAACTCAATTCCGTAGTTTTCGGAAGAGAGGGAAGGCCCCTGCATTTCTGCAAGGTTTCTTCAGTCAAATGTTCAATGAGGCAGGAGGGATTTTAGATGAACCTAGTATCGCAGCTATCGAAGGCGTTAGGCAAATTGCTTACACCTTTAAAAAGCTGGAAGTTCCTTGCGCACCTAATAGAGTACGCAGGGCTCTTTCTACGTTCACCTCGAGTGAGCACGTTTTCAGAGAAGTCACCATCGATCCAGGTGACGCTAGCTATTTTGCTAGCGTTAGCCGTGGCTTGTGGGGCTATGTTTTTGGAACCGGCGAATTTGTACCGGTTCTTGGAACAGTTCCCAAGCATGGTCCCGGAGCAACTGCTGAAGAGGTTAGCGGAAACGCTAAATACCTTGTAGGCAGGTGGCATGATAGACTCGAACCTTACTTTCCTTTGTTATCGACAGCTTTCTCTAGTGAGTCAGCCTATGGTAGCAAAGAGTTCGAGAAGGTATCTATCATTGAGGAGGCGGATGAACAGCCCGTAAGGGTCATTCCCGTCCCCAAAACTCTGAAGGCACCCCGTATTATAGCTATAGAGCCCGTCTGCATGCAATATTCGCAGCAGGCCCT